AAAATACTCGCCGAACGAGTGGCTGAAATAGCAATGACATCCTTAATTGGTATCATTGAAACTGATTTCAGCCGCATGGACGGACGTGTCGGGGAAGTACCACGGGCGTTGGAACGGCAACTTTGCATGGCGTTGTTTAGACAAGATTTTCACCCTGAACTATTGGAGTTGATGCGTAGCCAGACTGGCTTGCAAGGCAACACCAGGTTCGGAGCGTTTTATGAATCTGGCCTAAGTAGACTTTCTGGTAGCCCAGAAACGTCAGTGTTCAACACCATCTTGAATGTCTTTACTGCCTATCTCACTTTTCGTCGGACGAAGGTGAGTGGGCGGTATATGACATCTGAGGAGGCGTGGAACAAATTAGGTGTGTATGGCGGAGACGATGGTTTAACAGCAGACGCAGAAGCGAAGGTGTATGCAGAATCTGCAAAGATGGTAGGACAAGTGTTAACCAGTGAGTTGAAATCACGTGGAACACCTGGAGTGAAATTCCTGTCCAGACTTTATGGGCCCGAAGTTTGGTTTGGGGATTGCAATTCAACTTGCGACTTGCCAAGAACAATGAGTAAGTTTCACACTACCGTCGCGCTACCTGACAACATTAAACCGATTGACAAGTTAATTGACAAAGCTCGTGCTTTGTCTCTAACTGATGCCAACACGCCCATAGTTGGACCTTTTGTAAAGAAGGCCCTTAAATTCAAACCGAAGAAATTCGTGTTTAAGAACTATGGTCGTAAGTGGCAAGTGGATGTGGATTCCACTGAGCAGTATCCTAATAGATACTCTGAGTGGATGGACTCCTATGCACGCACAGCTTTACCTGAGTTTAGTATGGCTCAATTTAACGATTGGATCAACAGTGTTGAAGATGTGGAAAGCCTAATGGCTGTCCCGAGTTTCAACAGCTCAGTCGAAGCTAAACCTGCTAAAGGAGGCATAACCATTGTTGACGGAGATGTTGTTATGGGTGGTGCAGAAGCACCTGTGGTTTCGTCCCCTCCCACGAAGAAGAAAGCCCAACTGGAAGCGCGGAAACGTTCCCGTCCGCGCAAACCTAAGAAAGACCGTCCAAGTCGCCAAGATAATAATCGGC